TTCGAGTTCCCCCTCGGACGCTCTCAATATACACCTATTGGTTATAGTCGTCAATAGGATTGTAAGGATTTTGTTGAAATTTTTTCTTGTCTTTTGGGAAACGACTGGCTGGCCTATACTGCCGGACCTAGTGCACTCTGCCAGGGAGGGAAGTCATGCCGTATCCACGCAGCCGCGAGCGTCAAGCCCGTGCCGAGGCCGAGCTGGCCCAGCGGATCCAGGCCATCGGCAGGCGTGTCGAGAACCTCGATGGCCTGGACGCCTGCAGCACCTGCGTTGCTCTGTGGACCGAGGTGCAACGCCTGCAGCGGCGACTGAACGCCTTGCAGCCACCCACCCCGGCGGCTTAGCCTGCCAGGGAGGAGGGCTGACGGGTGAGCGATGACCTACGGAATCCCACAGTTAAAAAACCACCCCGGTGGCGCAAGGCGTTTCTGGCCGCCCTGGCCGAGTGTGGCGTGGTCAGCCGTGCCTGCCAGGCAGCCAAGGCAGATCGCACCAGTGTCTATGACCTGCGCCGCCAGGATTCTCTTTTCGCTCAGGAGTGGGACGAGGCTCTGCAGACTGCCGCCGACAAGCTCGAAGAGGAAGCTCGCCGCCGGGCCCATGATGGCATCCTCAAGATGAAGTTCCATCAGGGCACGGCCATTATCGATCCTCGTACCGGCCAGCCTTACTACGAATTGGAATACAGCGATACCCTGCTCATCTTCCTGCTCAAGGCGGCTCGTCCCGAGAAGTACCGCGAACGCTATGAGGTCAATCAGCAGGGCACGGTACGGCTGGAAGTGGTTGAGGAACTGCACGATGGCCGTGACGATACTGCGCCGCCACTTCCGCCTGCACCGGGCCCAGCTGCACTTCCGCCAGAGTAACGCCACCTTTCGCGGCTACTGCGGTGGCATCGGTTCGGGCAAATCCTTCGTCGGTGCCCTCGATCTCCTGCGGCGAGCCCAGCCCGGCCGGCTCTACCTGGTAGCGGCCCCCACCTATCCCATGCTCCGCGATGCCAGCCTGCGCATGTTCCTGGCCCTGGCCCGCGATCTGCTCTACCTGAAGGAATTCGCCAAGGGCGAGATGACGGCCACCCTGGGCAATGGCGCCGAGGTGCTCTTTCGCTCCACCGATGATCCCGATCGTCTCCGCGGACCCAACCTCTCGGGTATCTGGCTGGATGAGGCTAGCCTCATGGAACAGGAGGTCTTCGAGGTCTTGATTGGTCGTCTGCGTGAGGCCGGCCAGCAGGGCTGGCTGTCGGCTACCTTCACACCCAAGGGTCGGGCCCATTGGACGCATGAGGTCTTTACCAAGGCCAACGCCGACACCTTGCTGGTCCGTTCGCGTACCCGGGACAATCCCCACCTGCCGGCCACCTTTTACGACAAGGTGCGTGGCCAGTACACCAGCTACCTGGCCGCCCAGGAACTGGAGGGCGAGTTCCTCGATACGCCGGGCGCCCTCTTCCGCCGTGACTGGTTCGAAATTGTCGAGTCAGCCCCCGCGGAACTGCGGCAAGTACGGGCCTGGGATCTGGCGGCTACCGATGCCAAAAAAGCGGACGACCCGGACTGGACAGCGGGCGTGCTCCTGGGTAAATCCAAGGACAACGTCTATTACGTGCTGGACGTTCGCCACGTTCGTTCCAGTCCGCGGCAGGTGGAAGCCCTGGTTCGCCAGACCGCGGAGCTGGACGGACGGGGCGTGCCCATCTGGATCGAGCAGGAACCCGGTGCTTCCGGCGTGACCCTGATCGATCACTACACCCGCAATGTCCTGGCTGGTTGGACAATCAAGGGGGAACGCAGCACGGGCGACAAACCCACCCGGGCCCAGCCCCTGGCCGCCCAGGCGGAAGCGGGCAACGTCAAGCTGGTACGGGCCCCCTGGAACAAGGACTTCCTCGATGAGGCCGAACAGTTCCCGCTGGTCGGCAAGAACCTGCACGATGACATGGTCGATGCCACCGCCCTGGCCTTCCAGAAACTCTCTCTGGGTCCCTGGCGCAAGCTGGCTATCTTCTGAGCAAACTCATGGCACCGACTTCTGCCTTGCCGGCCCAGCGTTACCTTGAGGAGTGCACGCTGATCTCGCATCCCTATTGCGAGCCCTGCAACCTGCTGCGTGGCTTGCTGCGGGACCTGGCCCTGCTGCATCAAGACAACCAGTGCTTGCGGCAACAGATCCTCGGCCATTGCGCCCGTATTGTGGCACAGTCCGATTTACTCACGCGGCGTGCGGAGACGACCATGTCTGCCGGCCATGCTGGCTATCTCCAGCTCCTGGAGGAAATGAAGGCCCTGCATCTGCGCAAGGCCGCTGATTACGGCCGGGCCGATGATCCGCTGGCCAATCTGCGCAAGTCCCGTGAGGTCGGTATCGACCCCTGCCTGGGTGCCTGGCTGCGGGCCAAGGACAAGGTGCAACGTATTGACAGTTTCTTTCTGAAGGGCACGCTGACCAACGAAAGCCTGGAAGACTCTCTCCTGGACCTGGCCGCTTACTGTCTGCTCGCCCTGACGCTGCGGCGTGAAGAGGCCCTGGGCCGGCTAGATTGCCGCGAGGAGTAGTTTGCTCACACTCTGCCAGGGCCGGCATACTGCCCGGCATGCCGGACGTCATCACGCCAGCCTGGGTTGAAAAGAAACGCCGCACTTACCGCACCGACCAGGGCGGCAAGGGGGGCCGCATCCTGTCCTCACTGCTGGCCGGGGCCTCGACCTGGGGCTGGCCAGGCAACTGGACGCAGGACCGCCTCGAGCAGGCGTTCCATTTCAAGCACTGGCTCTATGTCGCCATTCATCGCCGGGCTAACAGCCTGGCGGAACTAAAGCCCAACCTGGCTCTGGTTGAGGGGCACTCCTCGCACCAGAAGCCCCGCAAGGCCCACAGTCGCAATCGCTACCACAAGAAGTCGCTCCATCAAATCCGACCCCATGAAGAAGTGGAATTCGTCGGCGATGACCATCCCGTTGCCCGCCTCTTAGCTCGTCCCAACGAGACGGATACCTTCGGCCAGCTCATCTATGAACTGACCATGTATCTGGATCTGACAGGCAATGGCTACCTCTGGATGGTGCCCAATGGCCTGGGCTTGCCCTGTGAGTTGTGGGTCATTCCCAGCCACTGGGTGTGGGTGCGCCAGGGCCATGGCCGCTGGGTCGATTACTTCGAGGTGCGGCCCTTTGTCGGCACCGGCATCCTCAAGTTCCCGCCCGAAGAGATCCTGTGGATCAAGCGCAAGAACCCCATTCACAAGTACGATGGCTGGGCGCCGACCTCGGCCATTGCCGAATGGATCGACGCCGCCGAGTCGATTGATCGCAGTCGCTTCTGGCAGTTCAAGAATGGTGCCTTTCCTTTCGGTCATCTCAAGCTGGGGGAAAGCTACCTCGATCCCGACCAGCCCGATCTGGAGCGGGCCTATGCCAAGCTGTTTGGCCGGCTGCAAGGCGAGATCAACTATGGCCGGCCACTCATCACCGGCAACGATGTTGAATACACACCGCTGATGATTTCGCCGATGGAGATGGCCTACACGCAATCGGCCGACCAGCTACGCGACTGGGTACTGGCGGCCTATGGCGTGCCCAAGGAAGTGGCCGGCATCCAGGACGCCGGCAGCGAGATCGCCATGTACGGGCCCATGGCTCAGTACTGCAAGTTCTCGCTGTCGCCAGACCTCAAGCTGTTCGCCGAGGCCTTCACGCAGCACCTGTGCCACCGCTGGGATGAGCGGCTGCGGCTGTGGTGGGACGATCCCACGCCGGACAACCCCCAGGAGAAACGGGCCGATATTCAGGTCCTGGCCGCCGTGGGGGCGCTGACGCCCAATGAGATCCGCAGCGATTATGGCTACGAGCCCTATGAGAATGGTGGTGATGATCCGCTGTTGCCCATGGGTGTGGGGCCCTTGCCACTAAACACCGGCGAGGAGTTAGGTGATATCGGTCTGACGCCGGCTGAGCAGGCCCGCTATGGCAGTCTGGATGAGCCAGAGGCCGATCCGTTGCTCTCGAGCGCCGCGACGGAGGGGGACGGACAGGGGGACCGGCCGGGCCGGCCCCCTGCTCCACCCGTTTCACAAGGGAAAGACATGGCGTCGCCTCCTGTTGTAGTCCAAAAGGTGTCCACGGACCAGCCAGCCAGTCTGGAATATTTCGCCAAGGCCATCGACCGCCTCGAGGATCTGCACCGCGATACCCTGCGGCGGCTGGAGTTCCTCTACCAGGCCCTGGCGCAAATGCCCCGCGGGGCGATCGCTGACAGCCCGGCCCTGATCCAGCTGCATGCCAAGGAAATCACTCTGCCCGAAGCCAATCTGACGCAGCCAGCACCCGTGGTACACGTCCATGTGCCCGAGCAGCCAGCACCTGTCATTCACGTTCAAGTACCCGAGCAACAGCAGCCCCACGTGGTGGTGCAGGTGCCGGAAACCGACGTTCACGTCCATGTCCGCGAGCAACCGACCCCGGAGGTCCACGTCCACGTTCCGGAAGCCAAGCCGCGGCAACGCACCATTGAGCGTGACGCCGCCGGCAAGATCATTGGCATTGTGGAGAGCTAAGCGTGGCCAATATCTGGGCGGATCGTACCCGCGAGACCACCACCACGACGGGCACGGGCGCCCTGACCTTACTGGGGGCCCCTTCCGGCTACCAGACCTTCGCCGCCAGCATGACGACCAGCGATACCTGCTATGGTTTCGTGGCCGATCAGTCCGGCGGCAACTGGGAAGTCGATCTCTTTACGATGCAGGCCAACGGCACGCTGGCACGCACCACTGTGCTGGCCAGCTCCAACGGTGGCAACCTGGTCAACTTCGGCAGCGGCACCAAGGATGTGGTGCTCGACCTTCCCGCTTATGCCATTCGCAACCTGGCGCCGATGGAGCCGCTGGGGCTGGTATCCACGCCGATCGGCCTGCACTTCGTTGGCAACACCCAGGCTGCCTGCCAATTCGATGTTACCAATGCCCATACCTGCCTGGCCTGGGGCAGTATCCCGGGCGTCATTGGCAGCAACACGGTCTTCACGGCCGGTATTTTCCCAGATACCTCAACCGGCAATATTGAGATCGAGTTAGTCGGCGGTATTGCCTCGGCACCTGGCGTAGACGCCGAGGGCAAGATTCGCTGCGACAGCATGACGAGTCCGTCCAATGGCATGTTCTACCTGGGCGGCTCGGCCACCCTGGTGGCCGGCTCCAGCCAGGCCCACTTTCTGCGGCTGCTTCGTACCACCTGCCAGGCCTTGCAGCCGGACAACACCTACGGCATCTGGTGCCAGTATGGTTGCTACGTCCATGCCACCGAGTGCACTTTCAACGGCATGGAGACCGCCGTGCGGCTGGATGACTTTATGCCGGGCGTCTGCACCGTCACCCGCTGCAACGGCGAGCAACTACGCCGCGTCATTCAGACCTGGGCGGCCGGCCATGGTCCCGTAGCCCCGGTCGAGGTCAGCCACTGTCGCTTTGCTCTGATTGGCCAGCCGGGTCAGTACGCCCTCGACTTCGACCACGAAGGCCCCCTGGTTGTGCGTGGCAACCGCTTCGAAGCCATCAACGATGTGCAGCCGCTCCTGGCCTGCCGCTTCGGCACGCTGCGGCTGGAGCACTGCAATAACAGTTACCACTGCGTCGGTGCCTGGACCGCCTCGGCGGTACGCTTCCCCAATGGCCGCGGTGCCACGTCGCTGCTCGACACCGGCAACTGCTATGTGAGCAATGACAACGCCACGCCACCACGCCTCTTTGAGCAACAGACGGCTTTGGTGACCAACTAGCGATGCTAGGCTTTTCTGCCATTTCCGATCGGCCGTTGTCGGCCTTGCCGAGCAGCGGCCGTGTTACGCCCGCGGCCGGTGCGGCCTTGCCGGCCACCGGGCTGGTGGAAGCCGATGGCCAGCGCGGCGGCTACCTGGTTCCCCAGCAGCAAGCACGTCTGCAGCTCTTCGATGAAGCGTTGTGGCGTTACCACAGCTACTGGCAGGAGCAGGAAGAGAAGGACGACGAGGAAGTTTTGATCGGTCTGCTGGGGTGACATTATGCCACTGCCGAAAATGCGTCCTCCCACCGGCCAGCGTCTGCAGCATGGCTTGGTGACGATTTTTCGCCAGCAGCTGGCCGAAGCCAGGGCCGCCTTGCAACGTGACCAGGTCGCGGATCTGCGCCACTACACGCCACGCATGGTCGAGCAATTGCAGCCTCTGGTGCAGGACCTCCTCCAGCAGAGCAGTCAGGATTTGGTGCGCCGACTGCAACCGGCCCTGGCCCGCCGGCACAAGCGGCTGACCAATCTGGGCCGACGACTGCTGGCTCTGATTCAGCCCCGCTTGCAGGAAGCGGCCCAGCGGCTGACCTTGCAGTTTTGCACCGAGACCAATCGCACTTCGACCTATGAACTGTTTGAAGCCAGGGAGCAGCTTCGGCGAGAGTTAGCCGAGGGCCTGACGGCAGGCGAGTCGGCCAGGAAACTGGCCGCTCGCGTCCGGGCGATCTTCGCTACGCCACGAGCCTTGACCATTGCCCGCACCGAAGCCAGCCGGGCCACTCACCAGGGGCTTCTGCTGGCAGCCGAGGAAAGTGGCGTAGTCACGGGTCTGCAATGGCTGACACCGAGCGATTCCTGCGCTCTCTGTCAGCCCCTCAATGGCCAGATCGTGGCCCTGGGCGAGCCCTTTGTGGTGCTGGCCGGCCGCGGTCCTTATAGCCGGGTGACGGCGCCGCCCTATCACCCGCACTGCCGTTGCAGCGTTAAAGAAATCCTGGGTGACGAATGGACGTAAAGCCCTGCCACCACTGCGGTCAGCCAGCCAGCCCGATCTATTCGGGTCTGAAAGACCTCTGTGAAGACTGTTATGTGGCCGGCCACTTCCGGGATACCGGCTGGCGGCGCTCGCCGCACAAGGCGGTGTTGTTCCACCAGGGCCGGCTGCCCATTACGCAATCGGGCTCCCACTGCTATCGGATCTTTCACGCCGGGAGTAAGTTCTAAATGACTACCCCCCTGGCTTGCCTGACGCAGCGCCGTCCCGGTTTGGGCTATGCCTACCTCGAGAAGGACATGGCCCGCCTGGTCGAGGCCCCGGCGCAGCAACCGGCCGTTGACGAGGCCGCCTGCTCGGCCACCTTCGTCATCACCAGCAACGACCCCGATCGCGTCGGTGACGTGGTCGAGCCGCAAGGCATCTACCTGGGCAACTTCGCCAGGAACCCCATTGGTTTCTTCGGCCATCAGGTCATTCCGTTGCCGATCGGTAAATGGGAAGATCCGCAGGGCCGGCACACCATCGTCCTGGAAGCCAACCGGGCTCTGGGCACGCTCTATTTCAGTCAGAAGACCGCTGACGCCCAGGCCTGCTTTGCCCTGGTGAGCGAGGGCATTTTGCGGGCCACCTCGATCGGTTTCAATCCGCTGGTCGAGCCCATCCCCCGTGAACGCGGTGAACCCAATCCCAACAGTCTGCAGCTGGGCTACGTCTATCCGCGCATTGATCTGCTGGAGGTTTCCGTGGTCGGCGTACCGGCCCAGCCCACAGCCACACTGGTGCGGCAGCACCTGGAGCGGGGCCGCATTGGCGGCGAGGTGATTTCCAAGGCCTTGCGGCGGGCGCTCTTGCCTCTGGCCGAACCCAAGAAAGCGACCTTGTTTACCGGAGAAGCAACCATGTCGAAGAAGTGGGGCAAGAGCAAGAGTCGCAAGCCCGCCGTGGAAATCATGGCCGGTGAACGAGCCAAGGCCCAGCGCCGCAAGGAAGGTATGGCCGAAGGCTCCGGGCCAGCCGGAGGCTATGCCACTCCGGAAGGAGACGACGCCGTGTTGCACGAAGCCCAGCACCGGGACATGGTGAAAGCTATTATCGGCATCATGCATCGCCACAAGGAAACGGCTCCTCCCGAAGGTCCGCATGAGGCCTTCTACCATCCCGTCAAGATGGCCGTCCATCACCAGCACGCCCAGGAGGCCGACGCCGGCTACCTGGGGCATGTCAAGGAAGATCTGGCTGGCATCACGGGTATCACCGAGGTGACACAGCACCATGAATTGCCCCCTGGCGAGGGCTATTACAAGGTCTACTCGCTGACCGAAGGTCATCCCGAGCAACCCGGCGCCGATCCCGAAGAGGGCGAACATCCCCAGGAGATCACGCCGGTTTACCGCGAGGCCGCCGCCCCGGGCGAAGATGCCGCCATCGATCACCGGGCCGTTGTCAAGGACATCATTGGTGTCCTGCATCTGCACAAGGCCCTGCCCGGCGGTCACACGGTCGAAGGTGATCACCCCGAGGAGATCACGCCAGAAGTCAAGGATACCCTCCAGGAGTGCGTCAGCCACAAGATCCCCAAGCTGCTGGCCGAAGGTTATTCGCAGGATCAGGCCGCGGCCATCGCCTACTCGATGTGCGGCGAAAAGGCCCTTCAGCAGCTACGCCGCAAGGGCCAGCTGAAATTCCGCGTCAAGGATGAGGAACCGCTGGGCTACACCGAGGACCTGGCCGATGATGAGGCCGAGGAGCCCGGTGGCGAGGAACTGCCGCTGGGGGCGCAGTGCCTGCAAGCCCTGGTGGAGCACCTATCGCTCAAGGCTCCCCTGATCGAGCAGGAACAAGTCAAGGAGTTCTACGATCGTCTCCTCGCGGAAGCCGCGGAGTTGGCCGAGGAGGTTTACCCGGGTCTCAACCTGGCCGGCCACCTCGCCGAGGAAGGCCTGGACCAGGAATCCCTACAGGATACGCAGGAAGAAGCCAACGCGGAGATCGAGCACTACCGCAAACCACCGACCGAGCGGGCCGCCCGCGTGGGCAAGACCAAGCAGGCCGATAACGAGGTCATGGAAGAGGCCGACGCCGACGCCCTGACGATGATCAAGGAAGCGGCCGATCATCTCCACGAGCATGGCGACCACGACGAGGGCCGGCCGCTGACCAAGAAGCACAAGGCCGCCCATCGCTATCACGCCCGCCGCCTGGACGCTCTGGCTGGCCAGCTGAAATTCTCCGGGCATTTCGAGTCGCCCGTGCCTGCGGGGCCTGACGGCGAGGAGGTGCTGGACACCAAGGAATACGAGGAAGGCGCCCGCCGGGGTCTGCAAGAGGCTTTGCAGCCGCTCACCGAACGGCTCTATCGCCTGACAGGAAAGAAACTCAATGGACAGTCCTAAGAACGCCGCCCGCTGGCAGGTCTGGCATCGGCCGCGGGGTAGTTACCAGCCCTGGCAAAAACTGCAGGGCGTGGTGGCCACGCGCACGGAAGCCTTTGGTTTGATCTCTGCCTTCGAGCTAACCAACGTGACCTGCACGCAGCAAGAATTTGTGGTGCTGCCCGCCGAGCAGACGCCCGCCACCAGCCGGCAGAGCTATCGCCAACGCATGTTGAGGGCGACATGAGCGAAGAGCTGAGCGATAAGGAGATGCTCGCTTTGAACGCCCTGGAGGACTTGTTGCGACGTGTGCGTTTGCAGCAGGTGACCGGGCATGCCTACCTTCGTCTCGATGCCAATCAGGGTCACCTAACCAAGGTGACCCTGACCCTGGAAGAGACCTACAAGCAGCGTAATTAAATCAGCCCTGGTCGGGCGCTCCTAAGCACCGTGGTGGACCGCGAAGGAACCCGAGCAATGGCCGCCAGGCGGCCGTTGTGCGGGTCCTTTGTTTTCCAGTTACGGAGCACACAGCGCATGGCAAGCACCGCGGTTGCCACCAAATCGACCGGCTGGGGCGCAGCGCACGATGACCGCGTCGCTGCCGTTGTCGCCGAAGAAGTCAAGAAGCACCTCAGCCCCGTCGAGGCCCTGCTCAAGGACCTCGAGAAGCCCGCCAGCCGGGCCGGCCTGTCCCCGCAAGAGTTCCTGGCCAAGATGACGGCCGGCGGTCGTACTGCAGCCGTCTTTGGCAGCGACGGTTCGGTCTACCAGCCCAACACGCACTCGCGGGGGCTGGGCAACGTCAACGGCAAGTCGTTCGGTCAATTCTTGTCGGCCCTGTGCGAGTTCCAGGTGCGTGGCCCGCATGCCAGCAAGGCCCTTAGCGTCCTGGAGAAGGACTTCGGTACGCAACGCTACCAGGAGTCCTCCGAAGGAGCCATCATCAAGACGGCCCTGGCTGAGTCCAGCGGCGTCACCGGCGGCTACAGTGTGCCGCCCATGTTCGCCACCCAGCTGCAGCAGATGGTCATCGAGGAATCCATCGTGGCTCCGCGAGCCACGCACATGCCGATGACCTCGCTCACGCTGAGTGTGCCGAGCCTCGATGTCACCACCAGTCAGGGTGCCGGCAACACGCCGTTCCTGGGTGGCGTGAAGGCCAAGTGGACCAGCGAAGCGGCCACCCGTACCGAAACGGAGCCAACCTTCCGGCAGACCGAGCTGAAGGCCAATGAGCTGTCCTTCTACACGGTGGCTTCCAACACGCTGCTGGCGGACAACGCCATCGGTCTGGATACGCTGCTGACGCAGCTCTTTAAGAACGCCATCGCCTGGTACACCGATTACGCCTACCTGCAGGGCACGGGTGTTGGTCAGCCCATGGGCGTGGTTAACGCCCCGGCGGCCATTGCCGTGAACCGTTCCAATGCCAACAAGATCGATTACAAAGATGTGGCCGCCATGTACGCCAAGATGTACTTTGGCCTGGCCCGTCTGAACAGTCTGACCTGGATTGCCAATCAGTCCACCATTCCGCAGTTCCTGCAGATGAACGATGGTCTGCTGTCGGCTTCGTCCAGCACGGCCGTCCACCTGACCTTCCAGCCCTTCAGCCAGGGCGCGCAGGCGGGTATTCCCGAGTCGGCGGGCATGTGGTCCTTCGGCCAGCTGTTCGGCATTCCGCTGATCATCAGCGAGAAGCTGCCGGCTCTAGGCACCAAGGGGGATCTCATCCTCGTGGATTGGAGCAAGTACCTGCTGGGCGATCGCATGGATCTCATGATCGACGTCAGCCCGCACGTCAACTTCCTGCAAAACCAAATGGTCTGGCGGGTCGTGTGGCGTGGTGATGGCCAGCCGTGGCTCAATAGCTCCATCACCCTGGCCGATGGCAGTACCACGGTCAGCCCGTTCGTGGTTCTCAACTAAGCTGCTTCTTCACGGTTTATCCCTGCGGGGGAGTAGCCATGGGTAGTGCCGCGGACAAAGCCCTGAATGCCAGCCTGGACCGCTTCCGTACGGAACGGTCCCAGGCTCGCAAATTTCATCCCGAGAGCATCGGCCGGGACGTCGATCCTAACTGGTGCTTCGGAGATTTCCTCTGCCGTATCCAGAGCCAGGACCGTGCCGGCCTGGAGAAGGTTTACGGCTCGGTTTACAAGGCCGCACTCAACGCCACGGTCGATGGTACGACAGGCGGCTACCTGGTGCCGGTGGAGTTGCGGTACGAGTTGATGATTGCTGTGGCCGAGGCTGCTATCGTGCGGCCTCGCGCCACCGTGCTGCCCATGAAAAGCCTGTCACTCAAGCTGCCGGTTTACGACACCTCAGTGGCGGGCACTGCCAATCAGTCGCCTTTCTTTGGCGGCTTCAATGTCTCCTGGACGGAGGAATCGGCCACACGCACCGAGGATGAGCCGCAGTTTCGCCAGGTGGTGCTGACAGCCAAGGAGCTGTCCTGTCAACTCGTTGTCAGCAATAATATGCTCAACGACGGCGGCCAGGCCCTGGAAAGTTACCTCAAGAAGATGGTGGCCCGAGCGATCGCCTGGCAAGAAGACCTGGCTTTCCTGCAAGGCACCGGCGCCGGTCAGCCACTGGGCCTGATCAACGCGGCGGCCACGCTGACGCAAACCCGTCAGGTGGCCAGCAAGTTTCAGTATGTCGATGCAGCGGGCATGCTCAAACAAAGTTGGACTTACGACACCGGCTGCTGGGCCATCACCAAGAGTGCCGTCCAGGAACTGTACACCCTGGTCGATGGCTCGGGCCGTTCGACCTGGACGCCCAACGCCGGCTACGGCCAGGACAGTCAGCACCTGGGATTGCTCTTTGGCATGCCGCTCTATGCTACGGAAAAATTGCCAGCCCTGGGTACCAAGGGCGATGTGCTGCTCTTCAGTCCGACGCTGTACGTCATTGGTGACCGCCAGGAAGTCACCATTGACGCTTCGACCCATCCTTACTTCTTGCAGAACCAGACGGTCTGGCGGGTGCTGGAACGGGTCGATGGCCAACCGTGGTATGGCAGCTCAATCCAGCTGCAGAACAATACCCAGACGGTCAGTCCCTATGTGGTCCTGAACTAGGTGAGCCTGGCTCCCACGCTTTTTCCGAAAGGATAAGTCTCATGGCAATGTCCGAGCAGATGAGCCAGGCTCTCTCCCTGGCCGACGTCATTAACCTGACGAACAACAACAACACGAACAGCAACTCGGTCGGCATCGACATGTCGAAGTTCCGGCAGGTGATGTACAACATCTTCTATCAGACCGGCGCCGGCTCCGTCGATGGCCGTCTACAAAGCTCACCCAACAGCAACTTTAACGTTGTCCATAATATCACCAATTCGAACCTGACGACGCTGAACACCAACAACACCATGGAAACGGTGGAGGTGCGGGCCGACCAGGTTAACCAGCAAAACGCCGGCGATCGCTATGTGCGGCTGCAGCTGACCGTCAGTGGTGGGGCTACCAACGTCAGCGCGGTGGGCTGGGGTGGCAACAGCGAGCAGAAGCCCGCCAATCAATACGACCTCAACAGCAGCTACATCGTGGCCCGCGTGGTGGTGAATACGTAAGCGTCGACAGGCTCTTGGGGAGAAGAGTCGGTTTGCGGCGGCTGGCAGGGGCTCAGTACCCTGCCAGCCGTTTTTGGTTTTTCGCCCGGCGCAGGATCTCCCCTCCTCATGGATATTCCCCACAAGGACGCCCTTCTTGGCGATGACAATAACACGTTGGGCTGGCTGCTGCCCGCCGAAGGTCAGCAGCTCAAGGAACTGGCCCGCGGCAAGGATGTGCTGGAACTGGGTACTTACCTGGGCCTGTCCACACTGCATCTGGCCAGCACGGCCAAGAGCGTGCAGACGGTGGACTGGCACCAGGGCGACGCGGGTACAGGTTTTCGCAGCACACTGGGCAAATGCCTGTACAACCTCGACGTGGCCGGCATGCTGGACCGTATCC